CGTCCACGCCCGTGCAAGGACGCTGGTGGCGCTGTAGGCCGGGAACGCCTGCACGACGCTCACCTCGATCAGCTCCACCGCGCGCAACTCGCGCCGGTCGTTCTTCGGCCATGCCTGCGCCTTCGGCCTGAAGGAGAAGCTCATCCCGCCGAGGTCGCGACGCTCGGCCAGCGCCAGCACATCGCGGCCGAGTTGCGTGTCAGGCAGGTCGATCTCGAAGGCGAGCCCGCGGGCGTCCTCCGCAAGCCGCAGCGTGCCGGAGCCGGTGCGGGCGAGGAGCCGGGAGGGGTCGTGGTCCACAAGCGCCAGCACGTCCGCACGCGCCTCCAGGCTCGCGCGGAAGGCGCCGGGCTTGATGATCTCGGTGAACCCGCCGACGCGCGCCGGGCTGTCAAAGACGGCCGCATAGCCTGCCAGCTTGCGGCCGGCGGCGCGCAGCTCGAAAGCCGCACGCCTTTCCATCCCATCAGGGAGCCGGACTGCGGTCATGCCGTGGTCAGGTCCTGGCACACCGCGAAGGAGGCTGCGTGCCGCACCGCGATGTCCACGGTCATCATGGCGCGCAGCTGGACGTTGCCCTTGCTGTAGGCGGTGGACTCGTAGGGGTTCACCAGGATGTCCAGCTCGGACCACACGCCCACCAGGAGGTCGGACCAGTTGCCGAAGATCAGCGCCGAGCACACGTCTTCGGCGGTGCCCTTGGTCAGATTGCTCGGCACCAGGTTCGTCACCGCCAGCGGATAGCCGGCGAGCTGCTCGCTGCCCTCCAGGATGAAGCCCGCCCCGGCATCGCCGCTCACCTTCAGCGTCTTGCGCGCCGACTTCACCACCTTGGAGTTGGTGAGGAAGCCGGAGCCCATCGCGTTGTCGATCTCGACTTCGCCCATCAGGTCCACGACGGAGGCCCAGGTGATCGCACCGCCGTTCGTGCCGATGGCGACGGAGCCGATGCCGGAGGTGCCGAGGACGCCGAGCGGCTGATTGCTGGAGCCGGAGCCGTTGATCGCCGCGGTATCCAGCGCCTCTGCGAGCTGGAGCGACAGGTCGTTGCGGGCGAGCTGCTCCACGTCCGGGCTGGCCTGCTGGATCATGTTCCGCGACCATTCGGTGATCGCGCCCGCGTGCTTGGGCGAGAGCGTCACCGCGTCGAAGGTCGGGTCGCTCGCGGAGAGCGCCGCATTCTCGGCCACCCAGCCCGTGGTGGTGCTGCCGGTGCGGCGCGGGATGCTGACGTTGCCGGACAGGCCGGTGAGCACCGTGGCGCCGAGGGCGCGAACGCGGGTGCGGTTGCGCAGGCGGTCAATGAACAGGTCCGGCCGGTGATCGGTCGGCAGGATGGCCGTGGCGCTGGTGGTGAGCACCCGCTGCTCCGCGCCCATGTGCCAGAACATGCCCTGCGCGCGGCGGCCGGAGCGTTGCTCCATCTCCTGCGAAAGCTCGCGGGCGAGGCCGGCGCTACGGTCGGTGGAGCCGAGGGAGGCCCGCACCACGTCGAGGATGCCGACGCTGCGCAGCTCGCGGTCGAGGTTGCGATCGCCCGTGCCGCCGTAGGGCTGGCCCTGCATCCGGCGCTCGGCGTCGTCCAGCACGGACTGGCGCGCGATGCGCTCCTCCAGGCTGCCGAGGTCGGTCTTCAGCTCGTCAAAGCGGCTGCGCTGCTCCGGCGTCAGGTCGTTGTCGCCGGCAGCGTCGTTGATGCTGCGCATGTCAGCCGCGATGCTCGCGCGGCGCTCAAGAAGGCTGCGAAGGGTCGTCACTCTGTGACTCCGTCATGTCGGGAGCCGTCGCGAGCGGCGGTGCAGCGAGATGGATTTGCGAGCCGCCAAGCCCCTGATAGGCGGCTATTGCGGCGTCCTTGATTGCCCGGCGCATGGCGCCATCCGTGATGACGCTCCGCCGCGTGCGACCACTGCCGGGGAGGATAACAACAAGCTTGCCATCGCCCTCGGCCGGGAGCGCGAGGCCGGCGCCGACGAACATGAAGGGGCCGACCTGGGCCGTGAAATGCAGTAGGAAGCGCAGCGTGCCCGCCGCATATGGCGGATCGTTGATGTCTGCGCTCAGGATGCGGACGGGGAGCGGTGCGGGCGCGGTGTGCATCACCCGCGCACTCGGCTGATCGTGTTGAACAGCGGCGCCCGCTCGTCCAGGTCGCGATACATGTCAATCAGGCGCGGCTTTTGCAGCGCCTTGGCTAAGGCTTGTTCGGCTCGGCCCAGGATATCATCGAGGTTGTAGGACCATGCGCGCGTCCAGTGCGGCTTCGGTTCGCGCATGACGTCGTCGTTGTAGCGGATGAAGGACGCGCTATCCGGGCCTTCCGAGTAGCCGATGATCAGCTCACGGACCTTCCCCCGGTACTTCATCCAATGCTCGACGGCATCCGGCGCAAAGCCGGAAAGCTCGACTGGCACCTCACTGCCGGCATCGCGCAGCAGCGCGAGCGACAAGGCATCCTTCAGCGTGAACTGGCGGGCCTTTCCCCTGGAAGCGAACGCCGCGTCGAAGTTGGCCAGGTGGCCGCGTGCTGCCCAAGATCCAAGGGTGCCGTGGGGGATGTCCAGTGCGGCACACACCAGCCGCGGAGGGAAAAGAACGTCGTCCATCGGGTCACCTCTTGCGCCTGCCAGAGGTATAGCCGAGTCTCGTCGTTCTCGCAACAGTCTTCTTGCGGTCGCAATAGGCACCTGCAAGAGGCGCCCCGCCGCGCGACGGGGCTGTCGGGTTAGCCGCGCGGCTTCGGCGACTGTGGAACGGTCGGCGACGGCGCAGCTACATGTTCGGCCACGGGTGAGGGATCGCGGTGAACTTGGCCTGTTGGAAATAGCGGTCGAAGTCACCGGTGCCCCAGACCGAGTCTAGCAGTCTGAACAGTGTAACTTGGCGATCTGGGACATTCAGAGTCCCCGGAATCGGCATCGGAAGGGCGGCCCGGGCGCCATCCACATGCACCTGCAGGACTCGGAGGATTGGACGGCCGCGCCAAAGCAGGTCGATCCAAGTCGATGATGCGCTCGGATCGGGGAAACGCCGCGTCCAAGGCTCCACAAATGATTTCCTGTGCGTGAGGCCATTCGCGAGCGAAATATCGAGATTCGACTTCAGTGTGATCAACTCGAAATGCTGATCCACCTCTATGTCCACGTTGCCCGCGGATTCGACCGTCTGAAGGTTTTGCAGAAAGACGGGGGTATGTAGGCGGAGCCAGTCGCTCCCTTGGCTATCCAAGACTTGCTGCAAATATTGTTCGATGTCCATTCGCGACTCCATCGGTTCCATGGAGGAACAAGCCTATGTCATCACGGGGACGCGAGGGCAATGAATCTCGTTCGCGGTGCATCTTCGCCCGCACCTCCGCCAGCTGGTCGACTCTCACCGCTCCTACGCCGCCAGCCACCCCACATTCTCAAAGGTCGCGGCCGGCGGCTCCCGCGCGGCCAGCCCTACCGCCGTCACCGCCGCCACCAGCGGGTCGATGCGCCCGCGGCTGCGGTCCTTCGTGAGCTTCCGGTTGCCGGCCGGGTCCATGTCCACCGCGGCGTTCGCCACGGACCAGCGCAGGAGCGGGTTGCCGGCGTGCTGGAGCTTGGCGTCAAGCACCAGCGCCTCGAAGGCCGTCAGGGCCGGCGACATGTCCTTGTAGCCGGCGCCATGCGGCTTCAGCGGCAGGTGCAGCCCTTCGCGGTCGAGCACCGCCCGAATGTCGCTGAGGCCCCAGCGGTCGCACGCGATGCCGGCCAGGTCGAGGCCCTCCACCTGCTGCGCGATCCACGTCAGCAGCCACGGCCGGTCAATTGCCCGGCCGGGCATCACCTCCACCAGCCCACGCGCCTGCCATTCGCGATACGGCGCGTGGTCCTCGCGCATCTTCGCTTCCAGCGCCGCCGCCGGCAGGAAGGCCCATACCTTCAGGGCGCCCGTCTCCGGCCAGAACAGCGCGAAGGCGGTAAGGTCCGCCGCGCCGGAGGAGAGGTCGAGCCCCCCATAGCAAGGCCCCCGCGGCTCGGCCGTGCCGGCGCAGGCATCCCAATCGACAGGGCCGATGAAGTGGTCGTCAGCCGTGACCGGCTGATTGAGCACATAGGCCCTGAAAGCCGGCTCCATGCTCGGCAGGCGCCGCGCCTTGCCCGCCTGCACCTCGATGTCCCGAATACGCACCTCGTCAGCATCCGGGTTCGCTAGGCGCCACGTCGCCTCAACCCACGGATCGGCGTCGAGCGGCGCCGAGTGGATCGCGCTGGCGAAGGTCGGATCGTCAATCGTGCCGTCGTCCACCTGCCCGGCGTAGCGGATCAGCTCCTCCAGCGGGTTGTCCGGGTCCGGGCTGCGCGTGCTGATCGCCAGGAGCAACGGCTCGGCGTGCGCACCCTGGCCGGTCTGGAGCGCGTCGAGGAGGTCGCGCCCGCGCCATTGCGCGATCTCGTCGCAGATTGCCACGGTCGGGCTTAGGCCGTGCGCCTTGCGGTGATCCGCCGAGAGCGCGGCGAAGGTGCTGCCGGTGACGACATCCTCGACCGTCTTATTGAAGTCGCGGAACACCAGTCGGTCGGCGATCTCCGTTGCCCAGCGCGAAGGCGCGCAGCTCGTTGTAGATGATCGTCGCCTGCCCGCGGTCGGCGGCGGCGCTCACCACCTGACCGCGCTGCACCGCCTCCGGCCCGACCAGGTGGCAGAGGGCGAGCGCGGCGCAAAGGGTGCTCTTGCCGGATTTCCTCGCCGTGCTGATGAGCGCCGTGCGCACCGGCCGCCGGCCGTCCGGCCCCTCGGCATAGACGCGCCGCAGCATGTCCTTCTGCCACGGCCGTAGGACTAGC